TAAAGGGCTTAAACGTTCTACTAATTGTATTTCGTCTGCTTTAGATTTTCTTCCTGCTCCTGCTCTTTTACCACCGTGTGCCATCTTGAAATAAATTGATTATTCAATTATACAATAACTTTTTAATTCTTTTGTTAAATAGGTTAGTCTTTGTTTTTATAGTAATCTTCAAAGTAAACCCATATAGTTGCTAAGACTATTGTCCATCCTAAGAAGAACAATAATAAATAACTTCCCATCATACTCTTTTTCTTTTTAAGTCCATTTGCATCATATTATATATTGCTTGAACTCTGGTCAATAAATCATCTGCTTTTTCTTCAGGTGTTTTGTCTATTAGTATATGTAACTTGTTATATACTTCGTTTATTCTTTTCATTGGTCTTTTAGATGGCTCGTAAACTTGTTCAACCTCAACCGTTCTTTTAGCGTTTAGCTTTCTTTTTAGTTCTATTATTTCTTCGTCTTTTGACATATCATATACTTCTTTATAGTAGTTGCTTAAACAAGTAATGTATTTTTGTGCAAAGTCGTAATCTTGCTCCATCCAAAAAGCAGCCTTCTTAAATCCGTGTAATATAGTTGCGTGGTTTAAGTCTAAAGTGTTACCTATATTTTGTAAAGTTAAGCCCTCCTTTTCTCTTAGTATGTAAAAGTATATAAACCTAGCTTCTACTACTGGTTGTTCCCTTGTCTTTAAGCCTATGTCAATAGATAGTGTTTGATCTATAATGTCTTTTAATAGTTTTGGTTTATTTATTAGTATTTCTGTGTAATCTGTTTTCATTGTTTGTTGTTTTATGATTATAAATTTTCTTTTACAAATGTACCGTTTTTCATTTTACCTGTTCTTTTTGATATAACATTATAAGCAGAGTTTATACAATCTTCTATCTTAAGTTTTTCTAGTGCTGCTAAATTAGTTAATACAACTACACAATCACCAATAGCATCTATTATTTCAGGTCTATCATTATTTAATATTGCTTTAGCTAACTCACCCGCTTCTTCTTGTAATTTTATGTATTGTGTTTTACTATCTCCTTTTTCTAATATACCTTTATCTTTTGCCCATTGTCTAATATTATCAAACATATTATTTTGTTTTGTATTTTCTTCTTTATTAGCATTATAATAATTCCATAAAGTAGCATTATTTATATACATGCCTAAATCATTATATTGACTTTTCTTTAATTTACTTTCTATAAAATTAAATATATCATTATTTACTTTAACTGTTCCTAAGCCAGTTAAATCTAATTTTTTTAAATCGCTATAATAAGTTTTAAAATCTGACTTTTCAAAAACTGATTTAAACGTTGTTGTCCCAGAAGTTTGGTATATTTCTTCCATTTTATGTATTTTTAATTTATTATAAGGTATTCTATCTAATTTATATCCGTATTTTTTTTGTAATTCTATTTCTTTATCTGATGCTTTATTTATATCTTCTGTTTTATACAATATTTCATAATTAAAACAGCCTTGTTGTTCTTCAACTCTTTCTTTTAAATTTTTAGTACAACCTATTTTATTTGTTCTTGGTATTCTATAAATATAGTAAATCATATTACTAAAGGTGCTTTAATAAATTTATTTGATTTATAATTTTTTAATTTATAATTTTCATAATCTCCAATTAATATGGGCAAATTATTTATATCAGCTTTAATATACTGTTTTGTTTGATTATAGTGATTTATGTATAAATGTGCGTCTATTAAATTAATACCTAACATAGAAGGAATAAGATCACATTCTTTTGCTATTGTTATTAAAAATAAACTTGACACTATTATATCATAAGGTAAACCAAGAAATAAATCAGAACTTCTAAAATTAACAGCTAAATTTAATTTATTATTAACTCGAACAAAATTCATTTGAGTAAAACAACATGGTAAGGCTTGTTCCTTTAAATCTGTTGGGTTCCATAAGTTTATTAGTGCCCTTCTTGAATTAGATTTAATTTCATTTATAACATATTTTATTTGGTCAAAAGAATTATTGTAGTTTCTTATTTGATATCCATAAACTTTCCCTAAATTATTATCAATCGCAAAATCATCCCACCAATTTATATTATTTTCTTTTAAATATTTTAAATCAGTTTTGCCCTCATACATCCATTTAAACTCAGCTAAAGCTTTTTCAAAAAATACTTTTTTACCCGTTACTATTGGGAACCCTTCTGTTAAATCAATATTTAAAGATTTATTAAATAATTTAATCGTATTTATATTTGTTCGATTTTCAGACTCAACGCCGTTTTTTAAAACGTCTATTAATAATGATTTGTAATCAATTTCAAATTTATTCATTCTTGTAATTATTTAAAGCAGCTATATATCCTACAGCATCTATAAGAGTATCATCTTTTAAATTATATGCCATTCTGCTTATTTTTAAAGCTACCATACATTTATAAAAATCTTCTGTAGTAATTTTTTTATTGCATAACTCTGAAGCAACAATAGATGCTTTTTTCATTGATTCATTAAATGGACCATATTCTCTTTCTTTTTCTTCAGATCTTAAATTAACTATTTCGTTTGCTTGTTCTAATATATTCATATGTCTAATTATTAAGAAATTCTTTTATTATTGCCTGTTTTTCATTGTTAGTGCATGTATCGTAACCAAATTCTCCAAACATTATTTCAGCTAAGTTATCTAAGCTTTTTATAAATTCTAATGCATTCATTTTTTTTATTATTAAAGGTTTGTTATTTCTTGCTGTTCGTGTTGTCTTTTAATTATTTCTAATCTACAACGTTTTGCATCGGAATCTAAGTATTCTCCGTAATGTTTGTTTCTTGCTACAATGTGAAGTAGTTCTTCCATTGTGTACTGTGAGTAAATAAAATCTGTGTAATTCATATTATCTTTGCTTGTAAAAAGATAAATCGTTGTCATCTATAAATTGTATAGCTTCCCCAATAGTAGGAAAACCCATATACTCAATACCTAAAACACCATTTGCTTTAGTGTAAAACTCTATCCCAAACGGTAAAGTTTTGTTGTACTTGTTGGTAAAAATGTAATCTGTTACTTTCATAATTATTTGTTTTTGTTAATAATAATGTAAATGTACAAAAACTTTTTTAATTATAAACAAAATTTATTTAATTATTTTACAAAATACCTCGTAACACGTATTGGTCTAGGTCGTTAGGTTCTTCAAAAAAATACTTATAATTCTCTACTGCTCTAAAAAACTTCTCCTTTCCACGTTCTATAAACTCTTCACTTACACCATAAATGCCTATGTCTGTACTTGCTTTGTCTATCACTAAAAACTTAAAGTCTTTCTTGTTAAACAATCTTAAATACATATAACATTGTAAGTCGTAACCATACTTGTCGGCACTATAACGAAATGCAGATAGTTCCGCAGTTGTTTTAAGGTCTATGATTGTATCGCCTTGTATAATATCTGCTTTACCTCTAAAAGGTAGCCCCTCTAACATATCAATAGCAGGTACTTCAAACTCTGACTTGTTTAGTAATTGTATTGCACCTTCGTTTCTTAGTACTGCATCCGCAATTCTTTCGGCTGCTTTTCTTTCTTTGTTTAAAAATACTTCTCCGTGCTTTAGTTTTGCTTCTTTATATATCTTTGTTCCTTTTGTAGATGCTTCTATAAAATGTAGGTCATTTAATTTGTGAGGTTCTAGTACCATCCAATGAACTAACTTACCAGCTGCAAGTGCAGGGCTATCCGAGTTAGGGTCTCCATACTTAGTAACGTTTCTGTATGTCTTTGGGCTTTTAAGTATCATTTTTAGACTACTGCTACTTAAAGCGTGTTTACCCAGATGACCATAATAGAAATTATCATCGTACATTTGAGTTAGTATTTCTTCTTTACCCCAAGCTTCTCCGTTTAATAATTTTATCATTTGTTTGTTTTTAATTAATCTTCTTCTTTAAATAACGTCTCTTCTATCTTTTCTATTCTTTGTATCATTACCATTAGTACTTTTTGCATCTGTTGAACTTCTTTCATCATCCAGATTAATTTACTTTCTTTCATTTATCATTTGTTTTGTTAGTACTACTCCTGTTTGCTTTACGTACTTAATCTTATTATCTTTCCAGCTAAATACGTTTTCTTTCTTTGTTGTTCTCTTTCTCATTTTCTTTCTTTGTTACAGTTTCCGCAGGTTGTTCTTGTGCCTGAATTTAAAGCACCACAACTTATGCAGTTCCAAGTTTTATCTACCATTTAATTGTTTTAGTTTCTCTATGTATAATGTAGCATCCATTAACTCTTGTTGTAAGTGTACTAGGAACGCTTCTAAGGACTCTTTACTATCTTCTAGTGTAGTATTATATTTATTAATTCCTACTTCACTACGTGCATCGTATAGGTCTTTTACTTCTTCTACTATTAAATCCTTTGAAGGCTTTTCTATTGGTATTGTAGAATTCATAGCCCATTGACTATTCATAAATTCATCATATAAGTTATTATCCCTTTCCATTTTTTCAATGTACTTTTTTACTGAATCACTCATAAACCTAACTCTTCTTTCTTTTTATATTTATTCAATTCTTTTTCTAATAGTTTTTCTCTACGTTCAGATGCTGCTGCTCTATCTATTGCCCTTAGTTTGTCTCCTAACATTTGACTCATTGCTATATGGTAATTACCTTTTTCAATTCTTAGTTTATTTACAAGTAATGCAATCTCTACAATAGCATCACTAACATCGTTTAAATTTTTGTTGTCAGGTTTTACTTTTTTCCATTCACTAATAACAGAAGTAATTGTTACTATTGATGAATCCATTTTTAAATCCTCAATAGCAGTAAACTTCTTATACATATATTCTTTTGCTTGTCTCATAATACTTCTGCATCTATAAATGGTAGCATAGCTATCTCTTTTGGTATTTGGTTATTGTTTGTAAATGTAGTTGTTTTTTTTAAATACTTAACTTCCCAAGTTGGTTTTATTTCAAATAAATTAAACCTGTAAACACCTTTAGGAGTCCAATTAATATACATCGGTATATCTAAATTGTCATTGCATTTAAAAATCATTGCATCATACTTTTTCTTTTCAAGTATTAAAGTATCGTAATGGGTTGCCCTGCATTTTAATTCTATTCTATGATTAGTTAAAGGAGAATAACAATCCCACCTGCTCATTTTACTCTTAGCTTTAACTAAATCAGTATAACAACAATTTTTTAAATAATCAAAAAGTTTTACCTCTTTCATTAAATGTATTCGTTGTAAATTCTTTCCAACTTCTTCCAAACACCGTTTAAGAAACAACTGTTACAAGATGTCAATTCTCTTTTGTCATTAAATACTCTATTGTATATTTTTAGTAATGCTTTTTGTTCGTCTACTGTTATAGTGTTTAGCTTACCTATTCTTTCAGATAAGTAATTAAACTCTTGTTCTGTTAAGCAATTTGGTTTGTAATGTGGAAATAAATAATTTAATTTTTCTTTACGTTCATCACATCCACAATCATCTCCTGCTATAAACTTAACAACTTTCTTTATTCCAGTTGCTTTAGTAAACTTTTCAACTACATCGCCAATACCTTTGCTTTCTTTATCGTAGTTCTTTTTCCACTCTTTGTACTCTTTGGTTCTTTTGTCTCCTTTATATTCTGTCATAATCTTGGTTTTTATAGTCCTCATAAGTTTCGCCTAACTTACTACGGACATCTTGTTTACAATTCTTTAAACTATTAAATATACTTACCCAACTTATATTAGTTTCTTTAGCAATTTTTCTAATACTTAAATCAGTATCTCGGTACAACTTAAACAACTTTCTATCGTACCAAGTCCATTCTTCTGCAACTTCATCTATAAGGGTGCATACTTTGTTAAATGCTTCGTGTTCTTCTAAATTAGTTTCGTCTGCTATTTGTAAAAAATTTTCTTCGTCATCAATACTAACTTTATTAATTTTTCTTTTAGAATTATAGTACGAAAAATATAATGAACGTAAAGTAAAAAACATATATCCTCTAGATACTTTATTATCCTTAATGATGTTTTGCGGTTGTGCATATTTTATTAATCTTATGTAGGCTTCTTGTACAATATCTTCGGCATAATTATACTCGCCAAAACCATTGACTATTTTAATCCAATCTTCGTGCTGACTAGCAACAATATTTAACCAGTCAGTAAGTACTATTCCTTTTCTTCCGCCCATATTATAGTTAAACTAATAAAACCAATACAGCATTGTAAAGTATACTGATTTATATTGTGTTCTTCAATATCTTCTTTAGAGTATAATGCACCAAACATTAATCCTATAATTGGTTGTATGTATACATCTGCTTTAACTTGTTGTGCTATATAAAAAAGCACGGTTGCAATTAATAACAAAACTAAAACAATTTGGAAAAGTATAATCATAACTTAAAATTTTAATATCTCGTTTACATCTGACTTCTTGCTGTGCAAAATATCTTTACCCATAAACTCAAATCCTACATTATTTCTTGACATCCTTAATTTTATTGGTTCGTTGTATGGTGTACACCTTCCGCCAGTTTCAGTTTCCTTTACTTTTAAAACGTGTATATGTGTATACATCCAATCAGTTGCAGAGCCTGTATAACGATGACAACAAATTACATCATCACTACGGTTACCCCATTTACCTCCACCTTCTACACCTGATAAACCTAAAGGTTGTGGTAAGTTTTCATACTCGTGGTCTTTTGGGTGTGTCCTTCTTAAACTTTCTGTAACACCGTGAGCATTTAAATATACTGATACATTTCTTTTTTTAGCAAATAATCTAAACTCACTTGCTACTTGGTAATCGTATTCGTGTTTACCTACACCTCTCATTATTTGAGTGTCTACTGCTAAACTATTATAAGGGTCAATTAGTATTGCATCATAATCCCAGGCATCTTTTATATCGTTTGCTTGTTTTAATAATTGCTTATATGTAACCAATTCTTCAACGTCTATTATTTTAAAATGTTTGTCACACCATTTAGTAGCTTCTTCTATTTGTGAATCAGTTGCAGTTTGTATTGGTAAACCCATTTTAAATTCAATAATTTTTCTAACTAAGTTATGTGAACTATTTTCACTAGACCAAATTAAAAACTTTAAATTATGTTTTATAGCCCATACTGTAAACAGGTAAGTTGTTAAACTTGTTTTACCAACATTTGCGTGACCTATAATTAAATTAAAGTTACCTTGTTTAAACCGCAAGTATTCATCAATATCTTCAATACCTATTCTTAAACCTTCTTTAATCCTACCGTACTTTATATCTAGTATCTTACTCTTAATATCTTTTGCTTGTGCTATCATTGTTTGTTGTACTTTAATATATCCTTACTAGGAAAGTTCTTTATTTTGTACTCATATCCTAAAATTGGATTTACTTGGTAGTTCCAAAAATCGTGTGGTAATGGTTCTCCTTCTTTTAGTATTTTTAATTTTGCCATATAAAGGTAATAAAAAAGGGGGTTGTTACACCCCCAGTTAATTAAAACGGTAAATCTACTTCTCTTGCTTCGTTTTGTTGGGTGTTTGTTACTTCTTCCCTTTGTGCTACTACTATTGTAGTTTCTGGGTTTATCCACCTTACACCTGCATTACCTAAAGAAATCTTTTTAGTCTTTGCTTCACGTTCTTCTTTACTTTGTGATTGTACCACCCAAGCATTATTATTATACTTGCTTTCATCACTTAGCAAAATATCAAAGTTTAAATACTTTCCTTTGTTTAATTTGCTTTTATCTATTGATTCTAAATCAATACTTCCTGAAATAATTCCTGTTGTTGCCATAAATTTTTACTTTAAAATGTTTATAATTGGTTATGTAATATACTCTTTTAATTCTACAATTTGCTGAGTTCATCTTGAACTTTTTTAGATATCTTGTATTTACTTTTAATAATATCTAACGAACCACCTTCTTTTAAATATTTTAATGCTCTAGTAAATTCAGGTGTGTTAGAATTTAACCACGCTTTAGGTTGTTCTTCTACTGGTGTATTGTTAGATGCAATATTACCATCGTCATCTACAGCTTGTAAACCTAATAGACTTGCTAATGTGTAACGTCTGTAATAAGTAATTGCAGAACCTAACTTTTGTGGGTCGTTTAGTTCTGGTAACTTTAAAGCACTTACTACACCACCAGTACCACTAATACAAATTAACTTAGAATAAACCATATCTTCTTCAATAGGTTGCAATAAAAGTAATTTATGCTTTTTTAATAATGGTTGCAGTTGTTTAATAAGTGAGTTGATGTCAAAATACTTTGACTTGTAAAATGGATTCTTAGCATCCTTGCTAATTGTTCCAATCTCTTGCTGTAAGTTAAATAGCTTTTCGTTGATTTCAATTTGTTTGCTCATATATATTATTTTATTGCAATATACAACAAATTTTTTAAACATAAAAAAAAGGGTTAGAAATGAATCCAACCCTTAAATAAACAAACAATTAATAAGAATTAAGTACTAAAGAAGTTTTTTAACTTCATCAGAGTAGTGTTGAAACATTTCCTCTAATTCTATACTTGTAAATTTAACAATTTTATTACTTTTTTGGTGTAGATTTTCAGAAAGTTGTTTACCAAGATATAAACTATATTTGTACTGTTCTCCACTTCTAAACATATTACATCCTACACATTGTGGTTTAACATTATCTTCATCCCATCTAGTAGAGTAATGTTTTCTACTCATAAAATGTCCTGCTTGTATTCCTCCTGTTTTCCAATGTCCTTTTTTACCACAAGTAACACAAGTGCAAATATCATTCTTAGAGTTTTTAAGTCTTATATATTGACTAAATACAACATCTAACTTTTTAACTAGTTTGCTTCTTGTTGGTTTTTTAGAATTTTTTGGCATTGTTTTTCTAAGCATCTAATGATTTAAGTAATAAACTACCTGAATCTTCATCTATTCCTTTTATTTGCTTATATATGTATTTAGAATTTTTTTTTACTTCTAACCTTTCTGCTTTTGTAGAATCGCTTCCTAAGTTAGTGTACATATCACAATCTAACTTTAGTAGTTTATCAGTTCTTTCTTTAATGCTTAATGCAAAATCTTTAGCGTATTGTTCTGCTTTTTCTTTTATATCTGCTTTCATATTATTTATTTAAAGATTAACTATTATTAAGCCTCCTCCCACCAAAGGTACTTTGTTTATTTTATAAAAAAAAGTGTAATTATTAACAAAAAAGTAAAATGTAGTCTATTTATGTTTGTTGTTACCCATAACTTTCTCAAATCCACGAGAACCAAAGTAACCCATAAACACAATCTGTAACAAGGACTTAACAGTATCTAAACCCTCTAATTGAAAATACCATCCAACAACAAAAGATATTGTTAAAAAAATTAATGTTAAAGGTCTAACGTTACTAGCTAACCAACTACCACTTCTAGCATCGGCAACCCAACGTCTAGTTA